TTAGGTAAAATTCGGCAACCTGATACTTGTACGCCTCTTTTTCGAAGCATACGGAGCCTCGTGTCGAATCGACATGGCCGACAGCGGACGACACTCCTCCCGGGCAAATATGACCCCGAAAAGGTTGATTGCCGCAAATCCCTTGAAAGGGATAAGTTTGTTGTATATAATCTTCATCACGTTGTTTTTATTTTAAGTACATCTCCATCTCGCCAAACCTGCCCCCTTTGCAATGTCCAGTGGGGCTCAGTCGGCAAGCTATCTAAAAAAAATTTAAGCCCGCCAAGGCCAAAAGATGCTTCTCCCTGCGGTGCGGTCAGGCTTTGGAAAATTATCCCCCCCGGCGAGAGATGTACTTTCGTAGACATTTCACCACCCCTGTATACCTGAAGAGTCTGAAAAGCCCCGGAAAGAGGATCAGCTGTATTAAAGAACAACCTACACACTTCTCTTCCATTTTTATCAATCATGGTTATAGCCCTATCCTCCGGGTCTATCACAATCCGATTCCCTTCCGTTCCGGTCTCAAATCGACCTTTCAGGCGTGCTTCGCCCGTCTTTCCGTTCAAAAACGCGCCTCCCGACTGACTCTCAAGTCGCTCGTTTTTGAATATCCAGCCGCCGACATTAGCGTTTTCTGCAAGCAGCAAATCGGTAGCCACGCTGCTAAATTGCGCCCCGAACAACTCCCAAAAGTCGTATACAAAGGCGTTATGCGCAGCCCCATCCACGCCCTTGTAAATCCACCACCTGCCTGCGAATTTGACGGCATCACGTCGTGCGGCATTGTTGTAGAACTGCTTAGGGGTAGGGACTTGCGCCCACTCTCCGCGCAGGACAATTCCCGGCCCCGGATCACCCGGTTCGGGAAGACGCGAAAACAGCACAGGCGACGTCCACGGCGTCCATTCGCCGTTCTCATTCATACACTGCGTTATATAGATGAATCGCTTTCCCGCAAAATCAGGGCTGTTCATCCAGCCGAAGGGCACGCTGCCCGGCTGCGAGGTCGGCGTGGCGGGTGGCGTAAGGCTGTCGGAAGCGAAGTACGCATACAGGTATCCTTGCCCGTCTCCGCTGATTTTCACGGGATAAGACCAGTCAGTCAGCTTCTCCCCGGAAGCCGTGAATTTAGCCTCTGACATCCAAAGCGGCGGACGCCCATCCGGAGGTGACTCAAACCACCCTGCAGGGTTGACTCCTTGCGGCCGAGGCGGCCCCCATCGATCGCGCTTATAGATACGCTTGATATAGCTACCGTCCTCGCCTTTCGATACTTGCAGATTCCAATACGCCGTATTCGAAGGCTGCGTATTATAATTCTGCACGGTGCATTTGTAAACATTTCCCGCGAATTTGACCATGTCGCCGGGGTAGTACGTTGTGTTCGCTACCCAGTTCCCGCGGTCGATTCCGGGCACGTCCGTGGCCCCGGAGGGGCTTTGAAATAGCGTACCTTTCAGGACTAACTGATTCGGACTATCGACATTGTACGAGATATAACTGTTCGCATCGCCGATTCGGAACCGCTTCGAGAGCATATCCCAGAACTGCGTGCCGTCCGTGTTAATGATTTTATTTACACGCATCTGCCCGGGCGTGATCTCGGTAAAACCGTACATGGGCACAAACGAACGCACACCTTCGAACTCGCTATTCAGGATGCCCGCGAGAAAATGATGATACCCCGCTACGGCATCCATCTTGATAGAGGTTTTGCTAAGCACATAGTTGCCCGTCGTGCCTGTCGTGCTGCACTTCAGATACACATACCGCGCCTCCGGATCGGGGATAAACTCCTCAAACGGTGCGATATCCCAGAATTTGTATTCCGTATCTTTGTGCGACGGCGACAATGTTTTAATTCCCAGCGTCATGTGCTGAATAATTTCCGGCCCGCCGGCGCGGAATATACGCGTCTCGTTATTATAGCGCATGGTATGATCGACTTCGACCGGATTCGTCTTGCTGTTGACGAAGCGAAACTGCAGACTCTCATCGCCGACGAGCAGCTGCATAGTCTGCACGGCGACGGGATTAATCGCTTTCGAGAAGTTCAGTTGCGCCTTTTCGAGCATTTCATACGTCTCCTTCGCATCACGGAACCGTCGGCGTGTATAGGCATCGCCCGCGTCGAAACGGCGATCTGAGTCGTTTTTTATGTCGCGGAGCTTGTTTTCGATTTTATCGATGCGCGACACATAGAGCGTATCGGAGATTTCGATATCGAGCGACAAATCGTCGTTTACGCCCCGCGTATAGGCCTGAATGCGAAGTTCCACCGAGCCGCCGCCGTCCACGATCGCATCGTCCTGTACGGACACGCTGCGACCCGTCTCGATCGTCTCGCCGAGGGTGCGGAAATAGAGCGGGTTCACGGGGCCTTTATAGGCTACCTTCGCCTCGCAAACTTGCGCAATAGCTTCCTGCGCTTTTTCGAGCAGTTCGCGCTCGGCCGCGTCGATATACGCCTGCGGCATGCGAAGATCGGAGAGCAGGTACAAGTCGCCCACGGCGGGAATGAAGATACCGGCCGGCACGTTTTGCCCGAGCCCGTAATCGCCCTGAATGAGTTCAAACTCTTTCGTTTTCGGGTTGTAATTCGCTTCGACTTTCAGGCCTCCGAGCTGCCCGGTTTGGAAGTCAACTATGAGCTTCTTATCCGGCAGGGCTTCGGGATCGAAGTCGAGATGGGCGTCTTTGAAGAAGTAGAAGCCCGTTTTGCTTTTCCGCACTTCGGTAATGCTTCCCGGGTCGGTGGCTTTCTTATGTATCAGGCGCGGAAACACCTCCGGAAAGCTGATGCGACCTTGCAAAACACCGAATTTGTCGACATTCTTATACACAAATTGTTCGCCGCCGGGCAGGTGCAAATACTTGCTTTTATACTTCGACGAGTCAATGTTGCGACTACTTCCACGCACGCGAAGCGCGGTCACGATACGCCCCTCTTGATTCTCGCGTCGAAGCTCGTAGAGTGCGTCCCCGCGGCCGTATCTGAAGGGAATCGGCGTACCGAACTTCTTCTTCCCGAGCGAAATCGTCGTGCCCGTAATCCAATATTCGATCTTGAACTGCTCGGCAAGATGTTGTAACGCTTGCAAGCAATCCATATCGGTATAGGTAATATTTTTCTGCTCGGTCGTTTGCGTCACATCGCCTACCGACCACGCTGGATAGACCTTTTTCACGCACTTAACAATCTGCGTAAGATGAAAATGCACATCGCCGAAAATCGGAATGTTTTCGTCGAGGACGCCCACGCCGGTTTCGTCTTCAAACACGAAGACAACGTCCTGCAGGTCGTACTGCGGAGCATAGAGCCGGCAGACGTATTCAAACTCGTAACGACTCTTGCGGGTCGGATTCGGGAGCGTCTTAAATTTATACGTAACATTCTCGAAGATAACCGTATCATTCACGCGCAAATCGAGCGGCTCGACGGTGCAAAACGTGAGTGACAACACGTTATCGCCCATGTGGACGACTCGCTGCTGCGAGCTGTCCTCGGGTCGTATATCGTAGATTTCTACATTCTTTCTGAAGATTTTCATGTAGTTTAAATATTTGATTCGCTTTTACTTTATCGCTGTATTGAATATTTTAAAATAAGAAATCTGCCCTTTTATTTTTAAATTCTGTACGCCTGCCCCATTTCGCGAAGTTTGATCGCCGATTAACAACGGGTAATCCCGCACACTTCCTGACATGTTCGCTTCCCCCTTAAGCTCGTTGTTTATAAAAAAACTCATCTGTTTATTTTTTGACACAACGCATACCGTATTCCATACGTTTATATCTATATCAGAATTAATCGCACTTCCCCATGCTGGGCTATTTACGATGAAAATTTTTCCGTTTGTGGTGGCATATATGGTGCCGGGGGCGTTTGCATCTTGATTTCTGCAACTTCCGAAAATATAAGAAGTTTGAGATATAGAATTAAATTTTATGCGAAATTCTAACGAAAACTCTCCAAAATTCCATATCTCTTTAAATAAATCCAAAAAGGCTGTATCTATATACCCATTCACAAAATTGAGACACTGCCCCTCTTGCGCGTCGTTCGCAATTGTAACACCGTAATTTGAAATTTTAGCATTAAAACACGATAAATCTTTGATTACACCCGATTTCGCGGCAAGATGAAAAACAGGCTGTACATCAATCGTTTTCAAAGCCGAAAAAGAGCAAAAAACATTTCCCATATTTTTATTTTTTATATGTTATTGACACTGTTATATTTTTTGCAGGCTTGCTTCTTGAATAAATCTCCAGCGCGCCCTGCGTTGTTTTTCCGAGCATTCTTATACCCGCCGCGACCCAGTCATCCTCTGATGCTTGAACTGGAGATACCCACGCTGTGCTGCTGTTCTTCATACCTGTAATATAAAAGACAGACTTAAAACCACCCTCGTGTGCAACCCACGATGTCGCAAGAAGCACTGCAAAAGGAATATCGACAAACATCCCCGCATGCGCGTCTCCGCTCGCGTTATGCGCTTCGATCAGTTCGTTTATCTTGTTATTTGCTTCGACTTTTGTATAGTAATTCCCGAGGTCGACCGACACCGTGCCGACCTGCTCCCACTTCCCGTCGATATACAGATATTCATCGTGTATATTCTGCCCTTCCGGTGACGATTTCGGCACGATATACAGACGATTCGCGATACCCGTCTGTGGTAATGACTGCACGACAACGAATAGATCATTATCGATTGTGCAGGAGATTTTTACATCTCCGTTGCCCTGTGTTTCAACCTGAATACCAGCCCCCTGCTTCACCCGCGCTGCGGTCAACGCGCTGGCTGTAAGCGCAGTAATAAGTCCGCGGATATCCGTATGCGCATTTCCGACATCGTTATGCGTATTCACCTCATTTTGTACATCATGCAACGTAATCAACGAGGGGAGGTTGTCAATGTCTGTATTATAATCTACCTTATCCTTAAACGCTAATTCTTTAAGTTCCGAAAACCATTTCCGTATCTTGCCAAACAGCGTCGGGATCGACTCTCCTGTTTCGATCTGCACCCGCGACTCGGATTCCGAAAATGTTACATTTACATTATCAATATCGATCGTTGCAGCCGCCTCGACGCCGCTGTCGACGTATTGTTTTTGTGCTTCATCCCATTGCCCGTAGTGGCCGTTTGGGAGCACGATTAAGGACTTCCCTTGCAGTCCGCGCTCGCCACGAGGCAGCTTGAACGCAAGCTGCAAATTCGGATAGCTGCCAGACATTTCTACTTTAGGCTGCTCTCCGGCAGGCAAGGACTCGGCTGCAAAAGTAAAAACCGGAGACTCAGCATTCTTTCCGGACGGCAATCCGAGCTCGATCTGCAGATTCGGGTAAACGCCCGATACCTGCGCCGTCGGCTGCTCTCCCGGGTTGAGGCTTTTCGTCCGGAAGGTCAGCTTCGGAGCCTCGGCATTCTTGCTGGCCGGCAATCCTAACTCGACCTGCAGATTCGGGTAAACGCCCGACACCTGCGCTGTAGGCTGACTGCCAGCCGCCACCTGAACGGCTGTGAATGACAAATTCGGCGTCTCAGCCTGCTCGCCCTTATCCCCCTTTAATTCCGACAAGGCGACGAGGTTCACCCACTCACCGCCTGCGGGTCGGGACTGGATATAGTTCTGATGCTTGCGCAGTTCGACATTCTTCCCGTCCGCACCCTTCAGATCGTTCAGCGCAACGAGGTTTGTCCAGCTCTGAGCGCCTTCTTGCCTCCACTGCAGATAGCCCCCGAAAGCCCTGATTTCAATATTTTTCCCGTCCTCCCCCTTACACATCGTATAGACCTGCTGCCCGGACAGTTTTTGCCCGCGAGCGAAGCTCTGCCCGTCTACGACGAAGAAGATATCCACGCGATTTAACGCGCCTGTATACTGTTGTAAATCTCTAATTCTCGGCATGTTATTTAATTGTTAATTGTCAATGGTCATTTTTCACTCTTCACTTTTCAGTATGCCGTAATCGGCTCAAATCCATCTTCCAACATACTGCCGTCTTCGAAATAGATAATGTTTTCGGGGAAGACGGTAACGACGTGCTCATCCGCGATCGAAGCATCCAGCGCGGATTCGGCCCGCACGCGCACGGTTCCGGCGCGAGTGGCGTGTATCTCGTTGCCCGCGACAAACGCATCGCCCGAGATCGGCACGACGGACACGCGAACGCTCCGCGAAGCCGTCGACGGCTCGACGTCGAACGTAAACGCCGCCTTGCCGACGATTCGCGGCGACACATGCAGATGTACCGCCGTCGGGGCTACGAGCCGCTCGACCATCTTCGAGGGGTCTGGCATGGTGAAATGCAGCGTCATGGACACGGCTATTTTGTGAATGTTTTTCAGCCGCGTATGCGCCTTCGGCGACGTGCATTTCGTGTAAAACACCTCGAATTCTTTATCCAGCTCGCGATAATACACCGTAAGCAGCCCCGGAGCCGTAAGGGCTTCGAGGGCCTTTTTATACTTCGTCCAGAAATCCAGCTCGTTATCTACGATAAAAAGCACGTTTAAAGAGACTTGCTTCTCTTTCATATAGCGATGCGACAAATCGACTTCTATGCCGTGTTCGTCCTTCCAATTGTGCGAAAACGCGGGCTTCATCTCTGGCATTTGCAGCCAACTCTCCATGCTGCCTCGCAGGATCACGAAGCCGTATTCGGCCAGCGCGTCGACGCCGTTTATCGTTAAATGTCCGTATAATGCGTTCGTACTCATTTCATTTTCACTCCTTCCACTTCCATCCTTCTAATCAGGGCCTTCACTTCTCTGAGCTCTTGTACCGTATCGCGTGTATTCGTTTCGATAGCAAACAGATGCGTAGCCATGACCCGCATGGATGCTTCTGCCTGCGTCAAAATCACATTCGCGTTCGAGGCATGAATGCGTAATGCCACGAACTGCCCCAACCACTCATTAAAGCTTTCCTGCGACACCGACGTATGAAACCCCTTTTCCGCTTGCTGCTTAGGTTTATACAGGTCGATTCCTGCCTTTTCGAGGGTGCCGTTCAAGGCCTCCATCGACTTCTGTATGATAGGCATCTTCTCCTCGAACGTTTTATCCAGCGTCTCGGCCGTCTTCGCGATGCCTTCGTACAGCTCTTTTTCGGATATTTTCTTACTAAAAAAATCGTCGTGCAGCTTTTCCAGCTGCTTGCCGACGCCGTCGAATACATGTTTGTTTATCAGGCTCTTTATCATTTCATTGGCAATATTTCGGAATGTATCCTTCGAATATTCCCTGAACTGATCCATAGCATTTTTACCATTGTCGAACCAGTCCCATATCGCCTGCGTCATGTTATCCAAAAGTGGCGAATAGAGCGTAGAAACATACTCCTGAAGCTGCTGTTGATACGCCTCGTACTCCTCCTGCATCTTTTTCAGATATTCGAGCGTTTCTTTCGTTTCGCCTACAAGCTTATCGCCGTACTTCTGCAGTATCTGGTCGTAAGCCTCTTTGTTCAACATACCGTCATCTTTGAACAGCTCGGTCTTCAGCTCACGCTTTACCCATTCGCGCAAGTCCTCTGTTCTCTGACTTTTACGACCGATGCCAAAAACACCTCTTCTCCCCTTGTATGTTTCGATACGCAGATTGTCTACAGCTTTTTCCGTCTCGTTTTTAAGCTCATCGAGGTTGAAACGTTTGCCTGGGTTTTTCTTACGATACCGGGCAATCGCCTCGTCGAGGTTTTTAAATTTATTCGAGTATTTATTCACATACCGGATTTGATCCTCGTTTATCTTACTTACATACGATTGATACGCCTTTGCTCCCTGTTCGCGCAAGTGCCACAAATCGCGTATTTTATCCTCCGCAAACCAGCCCGCCTCGGCGTTGCGTGCTTTGAGAACAGCGAGCTGATAATCGTTTACAGCCGTCGATAACAGATTGATCTGCTTCTGCTTTTCCGCTAACCGCTCGTATTCTTTATGCGCTCCGTCGGTCAGGCTGTCGAGAGCGGAAAGCAACTGCATAACCAGCTGAATAATACCAAGAATCGCCGAGGCCTTTTCAATCGTTGCCAGAGCCGTAGCACCCTGCCGGGCGGCGGCCTGAATGCCTTCGATCGAGGTAATGACAAAGCTGCTGATTTCGCCGATAAATCCGATGATTTCGCCCGCCTGACCGCCGATAATCTTTCCCATCTTGCCGAACAGGTCGAGTGATTTCAGGAGTATGACATTCACCGCATGTTGTGCTTTTTCCACGTCATTGTTAGCCTTTTTTACCTCGTCGAGCGCGCGGCGATGCTCCAGTTCCGCCTTTGTAATCTTCTCCGTATCGCCGCTACTCCGAGCCGCGTTCAGGCTCGCAGTCGCCACGGCCAGCCCCGACTGTGCGCGCCGCAGGGCATCCTGTGCGGCGGCAAGAGCTTTGAAGGGGTTGCGATTCGTCAGCTCGTCGAAAATCTGCTGTATCGTATTTGCATATTCGCGTAACTGCGTCGGGTCGAGCGACTCGGCAGCCTGCTCCTTAAACGTCTCGAATTGTTCAAGCAGGTAAGAAAGCGTCTCGCTCGACGTACTCCGCAAATCCTCGAAAGCGCGGACGTAGTCCGGATTCTTTTTCAGCAAATCGAAGTCGAAGGCAGTAAGCTCCTTCGCCTTGTTTTTCGTTGCCTGCGTAATTGCTTGACTGATAGTCGCCGCAGAAGCGTAATTTCCCGACAACAGCGCGTCGATGCGTTGTTTTTCGAGCTCGGCGATATCTTTATTAAACTTCGTTTCAATCGCAAGGCGTTGCCCAGCAAAGTCTTTGTATTTGTCGACGAGTGCCTTGATCACACGCCCCTCTTCCTGAATCCGTACATCCCGCGCAATCTGTTTTTTCTCGCCAATCTCCTTCTTCTGTGCCTCCGTGAGCGGCTTTTTCTGTTTTTCCGCCCATTCCTTTTCCAGCCGATCGGCCTCGGCGATGGTGCGATTATATTTGTCGCGGATTTTCGCCAGCTCTTTCTGCGTGCCCTCCTCGAGCAGATTTATGCGGTCTGTTATATTTTTCTCTGCCAGACGGCGGAGCTCTTCGTTAACCTCCGCCTCGGCCTTTTCCTGTTGTTTTTTCAGCTGTTCCGCCGCTTTTTTAGCCTGCTCGGAAAGCCTTTTTTGCTTGTTTTTGTAAGCTTCATCGCCAAAGAGGGCATCGAAAACAGTGTTGTCTTGAAGCAACTTCGAGAAGTCGCCTTCCATCTCTTTCAATGCCGCTTCAAGAGCGCGTTTATTACCTTCAAATTCCGTCTTTTTTACATCTTCGAAGCCCGCGATCATCTCTGCTTGCTTCTCTCTGCTAAATATCCCTGCTACCCCCGAAAAGATTTTTTCCATTTTGCTTAGCGATTCAGGGCCTACGACGTTAAGCTCGTCGAGCTGCGCTTTTGCCTTCGACATATTCGACAGAATCGTCTTTGCTTTTTCGACTTTATACAGAGTGTCGAGGTACTTTCTCAGTGCAGCATCCGTATCTCCGACCAACTTGCCTTCTTGATTTATATGAGCGTTGTAACCCGGCATAAGTTCGTTTAATTGCCGAACGGCTTCACGACGCGATGTAAGCGAAGCGTTGTAATCTTTAGCCACCGCAATAAGCGCACGCACTTCCGTAGTTTGCTTAGCCATTGATTTTACGGTTTCTACCTCCATCGACTTCAATTCCGCCTGCAGCGTGTTAATCTCTTCTTGCTCTCTCACCCAACGCTGATAAGCCGCAACCAGCATTCCGATCCCAGCAATAAGCAACCCCACACCGGTGACCAAAAACACCTTCGAAAGGCCTATTCCAATGCCGAGCTTTATATTTAGAAAATCCTGCGCAGCCGCCCACGCTCGCTTGGCTTTCGCAAGTAGATTGACCTGAAAAGCAGAATTCTTATTAAGTGAATTATACGCCTGCTGCAGCCCGATTGTGATGGCCATCAATGCTTGCAACCTCGTTTGAACCTGCTGTAAATCCTGACTTTCTTTTCCGAACAGGGCCATCGCTCCGGCACCCGCCGAGAACGCCCCGGCCACGCCAGACAGCCCCGAAACAAAGCCCTGAAAATTAGCATCCGCACGTCCGACATTCATCATTTGCTTGTTCACCGAGCGGATAGCCCGCTCCACTTCTGCGGCTTCATTCGCGAGCTTGCGAAACGCCTCCGAATCCTCCTGCCCGGCCAGTTTGAGTTTCATCATCTGGTCGGTCAGGGAGCGCTTCGTAAACGCAAGCCGGCGGGAAGCGTCGTGCGCGGCTTCAAGCTGCGTTTCAAGGCCTTTGAGGGTCGCTTTTTCTTCTTCGAGCGCACGCTTCACAGCGCGAACCTCCCCGACAAACGCGTCTTTTTGTTTGCCGGGCACCATTTTATTAAATTTCTCGGTAATCTCTTTGACGTCTTTGTTGACAAGAGCGATCAACTCTTTTTGCTCCTTGATCTGCTTTTTAATCGCACGCACAGACTCCTCGCCCGCGTGCCCGATTCCCAAAATCGAATCGACAGCCCGCTGCGAGGCTTTCTCTATGTCTTTGTCGTTTACCCGAAAACTAATGTCAACCGGTTCCATAATTGGCTTGTTTTAAAACATTTGCTAACTCCTGTTCGTCTACGATGGTTTTTGTTTTTTTGCTGTCTCCGGACTCATATCGCGGGGCATCGGCGAGCTTCAGCTGTAAGCTCATCCAGCTTACTTCCCAGAGCAGATAATCGTCCGTCCAGCCCGTCTCCTTCTGCAGCATATAGATACGACCGAAGGGGCTATGTAACCCTCTTAACTCCCCTCCTCGGTTCTCGGGCTCAGATTCATCTCCTTCGCTGTCAAAAGAAATCTGATAGTAGTCGTAAAAGTCTGTATGCCGCTAAGATTAATGACTTGCGCGAAGAGCTCATAGACCTGAAGCGCACTCAAGCTGTCTTTGTAGAACTGCACGCGCCGAGACACGGCTTCTTCGTCGAGCACGTTGCGGTTATTGATTTCCGCGATCGCGATGCAGCGAAGCACCAGCTCGCCGTAGCGGGCGAAAAAATCGAAGACGTTTTTCTCGCCTTCTTCAATCGCTTCGAGCGTCAGCCCCGACGCGGCCACTTCGCTGCAGATAAGCAGCAAAGTGCCGTATCGGAGGGCGCGAAGCGTAATCTTTTCGCCGCTTACTTCATAGCGCAGGCCGCGGTCGAGCAATGCGTCCGCAGCCTGTTTTTGAATCCGATTCGCGTCCATTATTCGCCCCATACGAAGGGTGCGACTCCTGCCTTGGTGGGCTTAAGCACCTTGGCCTCGATCTTGATTCGCGCGATACCCGTCCGCTTCATATCATATACGAACGAAGAGGTAAGCTTGCAGCGCGGGAACAGGAAGGGCTTACCCTCCTTCGGCGTAAATTTGACTGTCTGCTCGACCTCGGGAAGCCTGTCCGGATGATTCCATGCGCCGCCGGAGGTGGTGCCGCCGAACAGCTTTTGCATCACAGACACGTCGAAGTCAACGACTTCCCACGTTATTTTCATCGTGCCCGGCTTCGTAATGATGGAAGCGATGGGCGTATCCTGCTCTTCGACCTCGAAGTCGTGCGTCTCCGCCTCTTCCTGCTCGAAGTTCGCAGAGTCCCGAAACGTATTACCCGGCGATGCCAGACTCGTGCCCGGCCCGCCGTCTACGGCGATATCGCCGATTTCAAATTTTCCGAATCCAATGTTTATTGTTGCCATGTTTATTAATTGTCAATTGTTAATGGTTATTTTAGTGTTGAGTTGTTTATTTGTTGAGTCGTTTATTTGTTTGTTCAACAACTCAACAGCTCAACAACTCAACGCCCGCAAGGGCTTCACTTTTACCTTTTCACTACGCTATATACTATCCACAGAACCGCAGTTACCAGCGCGATGCGCCCCGCCCAAATCTGGAATGCTTGCCAGCTCGTGAGGCGGTTAACCTCGATCGTTTCGACCTCGTTTTTCTGCTCGAGAAGCTCGTGGTTCTCGCGCGAAAGACGAAAGACATCCCGCCGCATTTCTTCGACGATTACCGTGAGACTGTCACAGTCTGCGATGAATCTATAGCCCGCCTCCTCGCGTGTTACCGACGCCTTCGCGTGTCCTTCGTGCGCGGTATATCCCGCGCCCATGGGTAGCCGCGCAAGGCTATCCGGGGTCAAGGTCAATATCGCCACTTTCCTCGGCACTACTACCCGCTTCTGCATGATCTGAAGCACATGGCTCACGCTGTCGGTGAGTCGAGTGCTTTCCGCCGTGTCGCGGGCGAGTGAATTTTTCTTGACGCTGCAGCTCGACGCGCACAGGACAAACAGCAACATGCTTGCAGTTATATGCTTTGTTAATCGCATTCTTTAAAAGTCTTAGTTCTTTGATTACTTTTTCATAGTCATCCTGCAGTAGATTAAACCGTTCCGCAAGCGGGTCTACGACGGTGCGATTCAGGGTCTGTATCGCCGCTTCGAGCACGTCGACCTCGACCCGCTTCGCGTCCGCGCGATCCTTCCGACGCCGAGGCAGCCAGCCCAGTACCGCGCCGAGGATCAAAGTCAACGCACTCGGCCAGAAGCGGGCAAACCCGCCACCACCGGCCGGCTCGACGTCGAAATCGGGCATCATTTGCGGTTCTGTCATATACCCACCTGCCTGCATAATCAGAATAATAAAATACTGCAAAATCAACATATTCAACTTCTTTAAATCAGCCCTTCGATCGTGCGGATGGTCTTTTTAAGCGCATCCGCGTAGTTGGGGGCTGTAGCATATCCGGCCGCAGCAACGGCATCGGCAAAAGCATAAGGATCAGACTTTACGTGCATCGCAGCGCGATACCGCTCGGCGGCCATAAGCATCTTGGCATGGTCGGTAAAGCTCTCCTCCGGCGTTTCGTACTTTCGGAAATAGTCTTTTACGAAGTATTCGTAAAGACCCGAATTCAACCGACGCACCGAGATCACCTCCGGAAAGCGGGCAGTCGGCAGGCGCAGCACCTCACGAGTGCGGAGCAGCTGCTTTTTATGATCCGGAATCGACGGCCCGGCCTTGACTCCGAAAAACATGTTGCCCGGGGCCGATTTACCCCAGCCTGTCTCCAGCGCGGCCTGCGCCAGCGTAAAACGGGCGTCTATCCCCGTATCGCGCTGTGTTTCAAGTGCAAAAGGATGATACTTCTTTACAAACTCTTTAGGCGTCATGATCCTCTACCTTTACCTCATTCGTGTACGTCTCGACCTCGATCCCCGTTTCTTTCACGTACTCGTTCACATACTCCTCACGGATAAACCAATATCCGTTGACCGGGCAGCGGTAAACCTGTGACACGCTGTGTTCCCGCATCAGGCTGCGAGCTACCTCTTGAAGTTCTTCAAGCGTCTCTTTCTGTGTAGCTTCCTGTGTTGGCTGTTCTTGCGCCATACCCGTCGAAGCATCTGCAGTAGCTTCTGTATCTTGCTGCTCTACCGTCGCGGGATTAATCTGCGCGGCGTCCTGCGTCGTTTCCGCATCCTCAGTATCTTTCTTTTTCTTTTCGTTTGTTGCCATGATTCTAATTGTTAATTGTCAATGGTTAATGGTTATTTTCGTGTTGAGCGGTTTATTTGTTGAGTCGTTTTTTTGCTTCAACACCTCAACAATTCAACGCCCACAAGGGCTTCACTTCTCAAACACATTCGACTCGAAGGTGACCCTATAGCCGATCAGGCGGCCATGCGAGCGGATTTCACGCTCACCGGTTCGATAGAACGCATTCGCGCCGGGGGGCTCGAAGTAGCGCAGTGAACGATAGATTTCATCCGGGCTGTCAAGCAGTTCGAGCGTCTCTGTTTCAGCCTCTGCACCGCTGAATGTCGCAGAACAAATCGCCTTGTAGTAAGAGACATCGACCGACAGCGTGCCGCACTCCACGCCCTCACCGTACACCTCCCATCGAATTGCCGAGAAGTTCACGAGCGCGAGCGGGACCGGGATCGGGTAGTCCGCCTTCGGGCTATCCATCTGCCCGCGGTCGACATCGACCGTCAGACCGGGGATATCGGCAAGGAGCTTATCCCTGATTGCTTTATAAAAGTCGCTTCGTTTCACGTCGTTTAATTGTTAATTGTCAATGGTCAATGGTCATTCTTTACCACTTTGCTACTTTTCAGCTTTCAGCAGTCAGCTTTCGGCCTCTGATGCCGATCGCCGACTACTGTCCGCCTTGATATGAACCAAAAAAGTACGTATGAACGATTAATTACTTCGCCTGATAGATCAATCCCGAATACCGACTGCCTGACATTTGATGATCTGCTTTGAACCGATGCTGGAAGCCGAATTCGTATGCACGTCCTTTCGTGTTCTGATGCAAATCTTTGTTGAACATCAAGAATTCGCCGCTTGCGCGAAAGGCCTCCGAACCCACAAACATAAATGCAGCCGGCACAACGTTACCCGTAATTACCGTGCCTTGCGGGGCTTTCTTATTCTGCGTCGTGTCATAGCCAATACCCAGCTTCTGTGTTGATTTATGGATTTTAAACCCATAATAATCAACTATTTTTGGCTCTATCGTACCCGTGTTCGGCTGCCGTTCGATTTGTCCTTTGAGGATCGGGTTGTTCGTTACCAAATCCCACCACATATCGGAGGGGAGGACAAGGTTTCGACCCGCGTCGGGGAAGGTTTCATTATCACACGCACGCGCGAACAATATAATATCATCCAGCGTCAGCATTTTCACCCCCTGGGCGTTCACTGCCCCCGTGGTAGGCAACACGACCACCTTATTGCCTGCCTGTTCAGGTGCAAAGGCATGGGCGGCGTCTTCCACCTCTTGCTTTACGATGGAATCCGCCGATTTTCTTGTGTAATACTGAATCTTGTCGAACGGCAGGGCGTGCATATGAATGTTACGCACTTTGTAATTCTGACTGTCGTACACGTCGAGCGGTACTTTATGCACCGTCTCGGTCGGTTCTACCTCGTCCACGTCAGTCACGCGGTTCTTATAGACCTTCGGAGCCGCACCGGATTCGGGGAACACAAGCGTCTGCCCGTCAGGGGCAAACGAACTCAAATCTTCGGCTTCGGAAAGCCAAGTGTCGATCTTCTCATACTCTTCTTTTAACGACGTAAGAAACACAATCTGCTGCGTATCCAGCACCACAGCCGGTGCGGCAAACAGCACCGAGCCTGCCGAGGGGGCGAACAGGAACGCCCCCAAGGCGGCTGCAAGGAATACAAAAAAGATTTTCAAGAATGTTTTCATTGTTTTTTTTTGTTTTTGTTTGTTATCTTCAATTTTTCATTTTTACTTCATCTTTCCGCGAGCGGGAATACATCCATCTGCGAGGATTTAAAATTTCCCGACTTCGCAGGCTTCGCAAACGATTTTATTCGTCGCCTTGAGCATATATACCATTTGCGCAAGAAACGGCCGCAAAATCGGCTTCTAATCGTTTGTACCTTTCGGGGTCGGTTTTCTGCATCGAAAGCAGGCCTTTCAAATCCTTCTTATACCAATCAAGGTATGTCCATTTCGCCCGGTCTTCGGAAGCTGCTCCGGATTCCTTGGCCGACGCCTGCAAGCTCCCGACGAACCCGCCTACATCATTAGCACCCTTCTTGGCTTCGAGCACCTTACGAGTCGCCTCGTAATCGGCCACGGCGGCTGCGCGATACACCGTCTTTTCTTCTTCCGTGATCGCGCCACGGTCGAAATGCAATTTCACCAAGTTCTCCGCAAGCTGCTCGGCAGGCGAGGCCTGCGGCGTTTCATCCTTCTTCTGCTCCTTACGCGCGTCGAGCATGCGCGACACACTGTCGTAGTTCGAGAGTGCCAGCTCCGTAAGCGGCTCTACTTCGCCCTCGGCCACCACACCGCGCTGCTGATGCAGCCGGATCAGGTTCTGCGCGTTTAGCTTCTTCTGCGCTTTCAGCTCTTGCTGCAGCGATTCTACTGTTACTTTGTCTTCGTTCATTTTGTTGTTTAATAAAAGATTAAGTTTATATTCTTTACCGTCCACAGTCGAAAGGCGCACCGCATTTCGCTGCCCCGGAATCGTAACAAGACTGATTTCGAGCATTTCGCTCTTCGTGACCGTCGCGTATCGCTGCCCTTCAAGCAGCATCCCCTCTTCCTTCGACTCTTCAAGGGGGATAATGTGCAGGCTGACGGCGTTCATATAGCCGTCCTTATATTTCCAATACAGCCGCACAGCTTCGGGATCGTTGCGGTCAAATTCGACCGTGCCTTTCAATACATTGTCCTCTACCCGAAGATTTTTCCACTTCCCGACGGGGATCATATACGTGTCGTGCTGCACGCAGCAGACCGGATTCTTCCGAAAGCCTTCGAGGTCGATTCCCGCTACGATGATACGCCAGCCATTGCGGTTAAGCGTCTCATCTGTAATAATAAAATCATATTCAAGTGCGCCCTGAGGCAGCTTACGTTCTGTCATCGCCTTGTCATTTTTTCGGCAAAGTAACGGCGAGGCGGGAGGGCTTGCAAATCGGGGTTTAACCTTTGTCCGAATCCGTCGTATCATTAAGCTGTTCAGCACAATGATTAATATTCAATTTCCAAAAACGACCGTTTCGGGGGCATCTTTGCATAAAAAAATAAGGAGAGTGAAAAGTGAAAAACGAAAAACGAAAAACGAAAAGGCTTTCAGCCGTAGGATTTTTCACTTTTAGTTATTCACTTTTAGTTCAATAATTAACAATTAAAAGGACGTGGCAAGATTTACGAAAGCAGAGCGCGAGAAGCGCATAGAACAAACTAAGATGCTGTATTGCAAAGGCTTCGACGCCGAGACGATCGCCGAGGTGATGGCGGACGTAACCGCCTCGACGGTGGCGAAATGGATTGAGCAGTACGGATTTGAACAGATGAAGCGGATGCAGACGATTGCTTTATCCGAGATTCGCAACTCCATCCTCGAGAGCTACGCGGCCCTGCTGCAGGGAGAGAAACCAAAAATCACGCCCGATCAGGCGGCGAAATATGCGACGGCATTTGAAAAGTTTTCACAACATAAACAAGTACTTACGTACATGCACGAGGCTTTCGAATTGCTGCGCGAGGAGTTTATGCGCGATATACAGAATGCGAAGACGAGGAAAGACCGCGAGTCGATTCTGCTCTTTATGCGCGAGTCGCGCAACCGCCAAGACCGAGTATTAACGACCCTGACGAATAAAGTATTAGGAAATGAATAAGCTAAAGCAACGTATCCGCCGCTTCGTGCTGGCAGTAGGACTGATGATGATGAAGCGCAAGGCCGACCGCCTCGCGCGCAAAACACGTGATCAGTATTTTATTGTAAACGTAAACGGCAACGCTCAAATAATGAGCAAGAAACAATTTAAATACATGCGTCAGCGCGGGGCATTCCCGCTTTCGTTTACAGCGACGCAGCTCAAACAGATCGCACTGTATTACACGAAGAAGGCATGACGAAGTCGGAATATAAAGAACTACTGCAACGCTTCAAAAATCAGACGCGATTTATCAACAAAGCGACGCTCGACGATCTCGTAGAAGAAACGCCCGAAGAACAGGAGGCGAGGGTTAAGCACCTCTTGAAACCGGAAAATTACGGCGAGTTCTTTAACTACTACTTCGGCAAGGACACCCCGCTGCCCCTTGCCGATAGCGACTGCGCGTGGTTTCAGAAAGACGTCTACAAAGAGCTGTACAGCGACGCGTACCGTACCATCTTCAACCTCATTTTCAGAGGGGGAGCGAAGTCGACGCACGCCAATCTGGGCTATCCGTTCGCGCTGAAACAAAGCGGAAAATCCTCGTTTTTTCTCGTAGTCGGGGCAAACGAGGTGCGGGCGGCGATGTTGTTGCAGGACTTGCAGGTTCAATTTGAATCGAATAACCGAATCATCAAGGATTTCGGCCTGCAAAAATCGTATGGCAACTGGGCGGACGGACTGTTCGAAACGACTGACCGCTGCACGTTTATGTCGCTCGGTATCGACCAACCTTTCCGCGGCTTGCGGCAAAACGGCGTACGCTTGGAATACGCGTCGATCGACGATATCGAAGACCGGAAACGCTCGATGAATACGGTGTTGACGGCGGAGTACGTCGATAAGGTGACAGGAGACATTCAAGGCGCTTTCAGCAAGCGAAGCGAGCGGACGATTATCAATAATAACTACTTCACCGACACGGGATTTATCGCGGGGCTGTTAAAGAAAAAAGGCTTCAATATCAAGAAGCTGGACACGAAGCGAAACTTCGTCAAAAAAGAGAAGTACAGCAGCATCTACCTTGTCAACTTAACGACAAAATACTACGAAGCGATTGAAGCCGATCCCGAAGGGCCGTGGGAGCCGTCGTGGGCAGAACGCTACACGCGTGAGGACTGTTTGCGTAAAATCGAACAGTACAAAAACGACAAAGCGACGCTGTCGAACGAGTTCTACAATACCCCCGTCAAAGTGGGTAAATTGTTTAAACCCGAGGCAATTAAATGGGTCGACCCGAAACCACTGAATCAATACGATTTACTCGTAGGGTTCTGGGACTTCTCGTACACGGCAACGGGCGACACGAAAGCCTTCGCGCTAATCGGCTGCACCGAAACGGAATATACGCTGCTGGATATCTTTTGCCGCAACTGCGATATCTCCGACGCGCTGTATTATCACTTCACGAACGCCGCGAAGTGGCTGAGAAAGAACGCTTCTTTTATATCGTATTACGATGCGAACGTGGCGCAGAAAGCAGTCTACGAGCCGATCCTGATACATGCGGCAAAGAAATATCGTTCGATTGCGATACCCTTGCAAACGCACAATGCAAGCGAGAAGTACACAAAGATAAGTACCACGCTGCAGGGCGCGTTCGGGGCCGGCAAATTTTTCTTTAGTCGTAAGCTCGAGGAGCATCCGGATTGGGGAGAGGCGTCACATCAGCTCTTCAGCTTCGAGAAAGGAAGTAAGGTGCACGACGACTTCCCGGACGCCCTTGCCGAGGCGTTAATTCAAGCGCAGCTCATTTTCGCGGTCGACACGGAAGACGAAGACCACGAGCCGATTATAAAAAGAAAGGAGCGAGGGGGATACTAAGAGAGTGAAAAGGGAAAAGTGAAGAGTGAAAAATGACCATTAACAATTGACAATTAACAATTAAAGAACATGTTTCTGACAAAAGAAGAATTAAAGACGGTCTCGGATTTGAGCATCATTGATAAAATCACGCGTCTCGACGACGAGATTGTCACGGAGATCATCGAAGAGAGTATAGACATGATGCGCAGTTACTTAAGTCGCTTCTACGACGACGTCGCGATCTTTGCCGCACGCGGCGCAGAACGTAAAAAATCCGTGCTTAAAAAACTGAAAGACATCGTAATATACGAAATCTATAACCGAAATAAGTGGGGCGTAGACCCCTCGACGGAGCGATCGTATTTAGAGACGATGAACTGGCTCGAGAAAATCAACACCGGCGAGCTGGGAGACCGCACGTTACCCGTGCGACCCGAAGCCCCAGCCGCGACCGAAGGCACAGATGGCGACGTGCGTTTCGGCGGAAATCGAAGGTATCAGTCAGCATATTAAGAAAATGAAAAGTGAATAACGAAAAACGAAGAGTGAAAAGGCTTTCAGCCGTAGGATTTTTCACTTTTAGTTTTTCACTTTTAGTTCAATCATAACAATTAAACAAAATGGCAGACAACAAATTACAAAAACAAAATAAGCCCGCGTCCGCGGCCGGAGTGCGCAACGGTCGCAGGCCGAAGCTGCGCGACACGCGCGGCACGGACAAAATAGAAATCGACTATTTCCGCTTCTATGAGTCGCTGTATCGCAAGGAAGTAACAGACTATCAGTCCGCCCGCGCGGCCCGGTACGACCCCTTCAACCCGCTCACGTTTCCGCTTCAGCAGCTCTATAAAGACGCGATACTCGACAACCACGCGCAGGGAGCGATCGAGAACCGCATCCTGCGAGTAACGAACAAAGAGTGTGTGATTAAGAGCCCCGAGGGCGATATCGACCGCGTTCGCTCGCGCTTCGTACAGAAGAAGTGGTTCCGGCACCTCATCCGCAAGGCGATGGAATCGAAGTTCTACGGCTACAGCATGCTGTTTGTGAACAGCTTCGAGCACGGCAATATACGCGAGATAATCGACATCCCGCGCGAGAATGTGATACCCGAACGGGGTATGTTGTTAAAGAATGCCATGCACCCGACGGGGGAGCATATCCTGTTTCGGGAGTTTCCAAACTTCTTGATATACATACAGCTGATGCCCGACGCGATCGGCATCCTCGAACGCATCGCGCCGCTGACGATCTACAAGCGTCACAGCTGGGCATCATGGGACGAGTTCGAGCAGTTTTACGGCGTGCCGATCCGCATTGCCAGAACGATGATCAACACGAAAAAGCACAAAGACGAGCTACAGAAGTGGCTGGAAATGATGGGCAGCGGCGCGTACGGTATCTTCGACAAGCAGACCGACATCGAGATCAAGGAGAATAGCAAGACAGACGCGTATAATGTTTTTCTTCAAAAGATTAACATTATAAACAAGGAGATCAGCAAGGGGACGAACGGGCAGACGATGACCATGGACGACGGCAGCTCGCAGAGTCAGGCGAACGTGCATCTGCTTATCTACGATGAGATTACAAAGGCGGATATCATGGACGTGCAGGACTGGGCCAGTGACCAGTTCTTCCCTGTTATGCGCGCGTTCGGGTACGACATCCCCGAGGGCTACTACCTCGAACTGCAAGAGCCCGTGTCGATTAAACCCGAAGATAAAATAAAGATCGACGAAGCGTTGATGCGCGGCGGATTCAAACCTAAAAGACAGTATATTGAAGAGTTCTACGGCACCCCGCTCGAAGAGGAGAAAGAAGAACCGAAACCCGAGCCGGAACCGGAGGAGGGAAGCGGCGACGAAGAGCCTGCGAAGGACGACGAAGAGGAGCTGAGTTTTTTCGTATAGCCCCTGTCCACCCGCTACAACAGCTCACGGCGGGCAGGGGGATCGGGGCGAGTACGCGGGCGCTATACAAGCATCCGCAAGGCTGCACGTGCGGATGCTCGCGTGATATTCCGGTGCGGATGCTGGCCAACAGCCGCACGCTGATGACAAGCGCGATACGGGATATCTTCGAGGGGCAGGCGGACGAGATTCATCCGTCCATCTTCGAGGTCTATAACAAGAACTATCACGGCGCGATTACGTCCGTATTCGGCACGAAAGACACGGAATTGTCGCAACTGTTCAAGCTCAACCTCTCGAAGCTCGCGGCGTGTAAATCCTTTCAGGTCACCGGCCTGCTGATGCAGGCGCGAGCGCAGTACTCCAGATGGGAGGACTATGCCAAAGCAGCCCGGGGCATCGTAAACGAATACAACCGTTACCAGCGCACCGAGTTTAATACGATTGTAGCGAGGGCGCGGACGGCTAAGCAGTTCCTTAAATTTCTCGATGAAAAGGACGTACTGCCGAATCTGAAATGGCTGCCGACCGTATCAGTCACGCCTCGCGATATCCACGTTATCTTGGTCAATACCGTGCGGCCCATCGACGATCCGCTATGGCAGCTGCACCAGCCCGGGAACCTCTACGGCTGCAAATGCGATTGGGAGAACACGTCCGAGCCGGTTACCGACTCGCCACTCGGCGAGCTGCCCAAGCCTGCCCGGGGACTGGAAGGCAATCCCGCTGTGACGGGCGAAATCTTTACCGAACGGCATTCGTACTACGATTATATCCGCGAGCAACGCCGCCACGTGCCGAAACTCGGCGTGCTGATGCAACCCGATAAGCAGGTATATATCAATCGTCCGACGCCCGACGGCGGCACGATACAGGTGCATTACAACGCACTTCAGGAGTACGACGAAATCAATCGTCCCATCGCCGAAACGCTGTACCGAAACGGCTACCGGAACATCCGCATGCTGCCCGAAATACACGTGTCGCAGAACGAATTACGACGTCGTTACTACGGCGATCGCTGGGCGGCTCAATCCGGATGCCCGGACGCGGAGATAAACGGCGTTGCAACGGAATTTAAAACGGCTGTCAGGAGGCGGCTGAACGAACGTATACGCCAGGCGGCGGAGAAGAGTGAGGTCGTAGTCGTGGAATCGAAGGAGATGCTGACAGAAAGCTATATCAAATATGTGCTTGACGTTCAGATAAACATGGAAGGTCGCGACCACGTGCGGGAAATTATCCTGATCAATGCGGACGGAAAACTCTATAAAGCAACGAGGCACGGAAGTCAAAAATGACCACCGTGCCTCGAAGAGTTCGCACGACCTACGCAGGGCCGGCACCACAAAGATACGAATTGTTTTTAATATGCAAACAAAATCGATAAAAAAAAATGACGATAAAAGAATTAGAAGGCAAATTAACGCACCTGCTGCAAGAATATCAAGAGTTTGCGGATAACGTCGCGCCCGAAGAAATAGGCCGTCTCGCCCGCGAATTTTATACAGAAAGCTTCGAGAAGGAAGGCTTCACAGACACTTCGTTTCAAGAGTGGCCGGAAGTGAAACGACGCATCGAACCCCGACGGCCCGACCTCGCCGCTGCCAAACGCGGTATCCTGATCAACACGGGCAACCTGAAGCGAAGTCTCACGTATGAGACCTTTAAGGGCCTCGTAGTCGTGCGTGCCGAGGCGTTCTCGCCCACGGGCTTCGACTATGCCCGCGTGCACAACTGGGGCACCGCACGAGTGCCCCAGCGTCAATTTCTCGGTGAGTCCAAACAACTTAACGATAAGATTATCGAAGAGCTGAAGAAGAAAATAGAGGAGATAAACAAGAAAATATAATATCGAAAAACCTTACCACTGTATAAAGAAGAGAACTTTTTCTACCCCATCAACAGGGATTTCAAGCCTGCCATACAATATGGTACCCCGTATTTCTAAACCGTCGAGACTCAACCAAACGTAAGGGTATTCATATTTATACGTCCCTTTGCGGCGGCGTACATCGCTCCCGTTTGCAGCACTTAGCTCAAACGAATTCCCTTCTTGAAACTTAAGAACATATTCCAAGTGATTTTCCTCGGCAGGTGAAATCCAAACCGTACCATCCAAAGTTTTGCGGTCCATCCCTTTATAACCGCTATCCTTACAACACGACACTAATGCCAGCAGCACCGTCAGAGCAGCTAATAATGTCTTTTTCATGCAATTTATCTTAATTGTTAAATAATACCGCAAAGATACAAACAAAAACTAACAAACCAAACATATGGTAAAAAAACTCCCCACGCCTTACGAGAAGACGCGGGGAGCCAGTTTGTAATTAAAAATCAAGTCGCCGGGCTGAGAACAACCCCCGACCCGGCAAAGATACAACAAAAAAATCAGAATCTTCTCGCCGGTTCCGAACCGAGGCGCTTACGCCGGCGGCCCGCGTTGACAGCCCTGCGGCGCGACGCCGTGGGCATCTGAATTACGTACACATTCACAATCAGATTGCCGGCCACCTGCACATTGCCGTGGCCCTCGATGGTTTGCTTCGTATTCATCGCGCACCTCCCTTTTCCGGCATGCTTTTCGCACTTTCCCTGTCCGGCATCAGCTCGCCGAGAAAATCGACAGCCGCGCCGAACGAGTCGCCCATCAGTGTCTCTTTGTTGACGAACCGAATCAGGTCGCACAGAGAACCGTGCAATTCAAGCCAAACATCATGAGGGTTATAACAATTCACCTCAATCACCAGTTTTTCTTTTTCAAACCGTACCATATCCGCCTCCTTTCTTTCCCTTTTCAACCGGTTCTATAGCCAGCCCGTAGCGGCTGTTCAAATATTTAATCAGCAAATTAGGCGAACGCTGATCAAGTGCTTCAAAGAAATCTTCACAGTCCATAAACACCAGCAAACGCGTGTCATCAAGCACATCGTAACGCTTCACGTTTTTCAGCTCAAGCATCATCGCGCACCTCCTTCCAGCAACTCATCCAATATTCCGTTGCGCACGGCCGAGCTTTCTACCCGGGCCACCAACGCCAGCAGGCGGGTAAGACGATCGCCCTTGGGCAGTTTGTAACGCTCCGGACGGCAGATCGACTCCGGACGACACACCTGAACATGAACACCGTCCGTGGCACCCAATGCCACGATGCGCCGACACGTCTCCACAACAAAGTGTACCATATCGCCGCTGGGACGGCCGCAGCCGTTCACCACCTCGCTGATCGTGCTCTCTCCAATGCCCAAAAACCGGGACAGCGCGGCCTGTCCGCCGGCTATTCGCGCAGCTGCGCGGATCACCTCCCGATCCGAGGCCAACCCAGCACCATAACCGCCCGTACGGCGGATCGTGGGAAGAACCTCTTCAAATACCCAGTCTTGGAATTTCTCGGCCTCTGCCTTCCGGCTTTGAAAAACGCAACGATAAAGATTCGGTTCATCAATAAAAGTCATAGCCACCATTTTTGTCTTACCAGTGTCAACACCATGACTTACAACTGGAGTTGATACGTCCATAGTATGGACACCTCTCTCTTTTAGCCTTTGTACGAGATTTCGGGGATTTGCCAGTTCTAAAGATTTTGCCACATTATTAAGACAAAACCACACTCGCCCGTCCGAGCTTACAAGGGTGCGCAACTCCCCGAATTGTGCGCTGTTGAACGTCTGTACGTTCTTCTCTATTTTTGACATAGTTGTAAAAAAAATAAGAGGTGTAGACCTTTCCCGCTGTCAAAAGTTCAGAGAATCTCTTGTGCGCCATTACAGCTAACACACGGGGGTATCTACACCAATATTTCCTTTTTTGTTGATGCGACTATATAAAAATAGCCCTCAATCTATTAATTTGAGGGCTTATAAGCCGCTCTCCGAACTTTTGACACCGCAAAGATAGCGTATAAAAATCGGGATATGCAAGTTTTGGGAATATGTTTTACAACATAAAAACGGGAGAGTGAGAAGAAGCGGAGGCCAAAAAGAGCCTCATATCGCTTTGCCCAGCGAGCCGGGTTACAAGGAATATGTCGGTTTCCGGAGACGGCTAAATACGTGCACGGCGGGTGTGCGATCATCAAATCCCAGCCTGTTCCTAACACCTCGCGCACATCACACTGATAGTGCTGTCCCGGCTGCTCGGTCGGGAGCAGGTCGCAGCTCCACGCGTCCCATCCCTGCGCTGCGAAGGCATCCCGAACACGCCCTGAGAACTCGCATGCCACGAGCATTTTTCGACCGTTTGCGTTCATCTCCTAAACATCCCTATTACCGTATTGTAGTCAAGCCCACACTCGCCAATAACGTCCCTAAAAGACTCTGCCCCATACGGGATAGTATGTCCCAGATCCGCCGCCATCGCGTTCGCAGCCTTCATCGCCTCGATTTCCGCCAATGCGGAAACGGCCTGAGAAACAATAAGCGCGATCTTTTTTAATGTATCTTCCAAATAACTTGTATCCATTATTTTATTCTATTCACATAATCCGTAATAACTCATGCAAGTTGTTGCTTCCCTATCGTCAAACAATTGTCCTGCATCATACTTATTGTTAGCGTATTTTACCACGTCGTAAACAAGTGGATATTCCCCCTTATAGAATTTGCGTGATATTTTATCTGGCCCAAAGAAAGAGCTGCATATTTTCTTTTCATATTCTGCAATCTCTATAATTCGTTCCGGGAAACGAGTGGCTATTTGATGAAGTTCCGATAGACCACACATAACACATGGGAAGCAACCAACTCGCTTCATTCCCATGCGGTAGAGAGGGTTCGGTTCTAAACCATTGTCAAGGATATAATTGACCACCTGCGTCGAAGACCACCCGAAAACGGGTCTAATCACATCGGTAGCATGTGCCTCGCAAAACCTCAAAATCTCTTTTCTTCTGTAAGTATGAAACTTCGACTTACCGTTCTTATCAACCTTATAAGGGTTAGATAATACTTAAAGTAGTTGCATTGTGCGTTCATGGCCGCCCTTGACGCACTTTCTGCACCACGAATCCCTTGAATAACGATGAAGTCGTCATTTACTACGTCGAGCAAATAATCGATCATCGGAATGATTTTCAATTCGCTCGTGCAGAACCTGCGTCGTGAGCTTGGGAATCTCGTCTTTTTTTCCGATAAATCAACTAATCCATCATATTTTTTAGACTTTAGCATGACTATATTAAGGTTTAATTTCCTGTCTATTTCGTCAATGTACTTATACGTCAGTTCGCTTTCCCAGCCTGTATCGCAAAAGACTGTTGTAAACCTTTTCGACATATTGTTTCTTACCCACAAAAGCGCTGCGAGGCTATCTTTTCCGCCCGAAAATGTTACTATTATCTTCATTTTTCCCTTTTCACTCTTCACTTTTCACTTTCTTATATTCCGCCTCCTGCCTCCTCACGAGCAGCGCGATCTCACCCCACGAGGGCAATCCGCCCACGTTTTTATCATCAATGTAGCAGTGAGCGTACACCTTACGCGTAGCAGTGCCGTACATCGACAAATTACCAGGCTCATGGTCGTTTACCCGATCAAACCCGATGCCTTGCGCCAGCAGCCAGTTCACCATTTCTGTTTGTTGCTGCCCCTCCCTGCACGTCCATATAATTATATAATGCCCCTCCGCGCGAAGGTTGTTTATCGCCTCCTTCGCGCCCTGGAGAGGCTCCCCGATAGCGGGCCACTGTCCTGAATGGATAGTCCCGTCAAAATCTATTGCTATTATCATAAATGTCTATTTTTTAATACAATCACCATCTCACGAGATAACTATACTATCATCCGTGAAAAGACGCCAAGCATACATTATAAGCTTATCTCCGATCAATAATTGCACCTCGAACATCCGCGCTCCATACATTGCCGTAGCGTGATCTCGATTGATCACACGCCCGCACATCTGCCACACGTAGCCCTTTTCCCTGAGCGCGTAACACAGCATTTGCCGCGCTACGACAGCGCCGCGCTTGCGACTGCTCGAAAGCATCTCCTCTCTCGACACACCGCAAACACGACACGCCCGTTCAATCAACATACTCTCGTTCATAACCTGTTGATTTACGCTTCTGTCATCCCCAGCGGAACATACTCCCACTTGCCCGACTCGTTCTTCACCGCCGCTTTGATAAACATGCTTGACGCGGTCGGGAGATAGCTCTCTTCGATAATTTTAACACCTTCCAGAAACTTTTCGTCGCCGCTGTCCTCCGCCATTCTGCGCAGCTGAAGCACACGCGAGGGCTTCAAATTGCCCTGATTGTCGCGGGAAAGAAGGCGCAAGATCGCCTTGACCAGTGCGCTGCTTGCTTCATCTTTAGCCTGCGATTCGATAAATCCCTTCACCATCGTAACACCCTCTTCCACCGTATCCCGATAGCCATCTAAAGTATAATGCCCGATCGTGACCCGGATCGTAGAATCCGAGTTCGTGAAGGTATGCGTACGCTGTTCGTCCTTCACCCCGAACAGATCTGCTTTCATTTCTAAGGCTCCTTTAAAAGCCTCCATAACCGCCTTTTTCTTTGCAGCGATCTGCCCGCTAATTTCCTGCAGCTCCGGCATCACCGCCGCAAGCGTCTCATCTACGATCGTGGCATACGCCTCGCGATCCTGTTTCCGCTTTTCTGCGGCTTCTCTTTTCTCTTTTAAGGCCTTAAAAGCCTCGAACTCTGCGCGTTCTTGCGCCGTCATTTCTACCATTTCCATAACTTTAACTATTTAATATTTTTATACTTTTTGTACTCCTCTCTATCGATAAAAAAGGCATACACCATATACTTCGACGGAAACCCATACTTAGCCACGATCGTAGACAAAACCAGCCCTTTATTGTCGTCTTCTATCATTTGTTTTATAATATCCAGCACCTTATATGCCGATTTTTTTTTTTCTATTTCCCATCTTTTTTACCACAATACTAATTGCTTAGGATGTTTTTGTTTTTTTCCAAGACCCATACATGCCATTCCCATAATGTTATGTCTATAAGTCAAAACAGGGTTTACAGTACAAGGTAATTGTGAATATTTACACCAGTCTTTGTCCTGATGAATACAACCTGTACAAGCTGTATTATCACTCCAATAATCAACAAAGTCCTCTGCGTCATGTTCTTTTGCTATTTTTTTCCATTCTTCCCATCTTTTACGCCTTGTCAAATCCGACATATCGAGACGACTATTTCCTAAAATCTGCATCCAACTGTCTTCGAGAGAGACAGCTTCTAATTCTATATTTTTCATAGCCACCCTGCTTTTATTCCCTGCTCCAGCTTCGCCGCTGAGCGGACGATTTCCTTAATCAAGCATTTCGACTCTTCCGACACCTTCGCCGAATTATGATACGCATAATCCAGCAAATTAGCCACCTTCACCGCCTCGGCCGGCTCTAAAGCCAGCACCACGCGGCTGTTCGGTTTTCTTAATGTAATAATCTCCATATCAAATCTTTACTTTATATGATTTGTAATACTGCACTTTTTCAACTTCTACATAAAAAATGCGCTCACATTCGGGGCAGTTAAAATATTCTCCACTGCTATTCCCGAAATTCCAAAAACCCGGAGCCTCCGCTCTGCAGTAAGGACACGTAACCTGCGTCTTTCTGTAACATTTCTTAGTCTTTATAATTTCCATTTTGTTTTATAATTTGTTCTATTGTACTTTCCGACAGCCCATATTTCAGAATAAGCTCTTCGATAATAAGCTCATACCGATAGCCGTCGTTAAACTTCTTTTCAAAGTGCGCGCGAATAGCTGCGTTACGATTCGCGCGGCCTCGCGCGATTCTCTCATCCTTAATTTTCGGCATATAATTATCATTCAACTATTTCCACTTTTGCACGATGGCAATACGCGAAGCAAGCTCCTCTTCGGTCATATCTTTAATATGCTTGCCCCAGTACTTCATCGTGTAACCGGTTATTTTCGCAAAATCAGGCTGCAACCGTCCGAGACGGTCAACACGCCCAAAATTGTCGTATTTGCTTTCTGCGAAGGCGAACCAAAGCCTCCAGCGCATCCGGCGCAAGGCCTCCTCTTTAAGCCGGTTCATAGCAGCTCGAATTCTTCTGCCGTCATGGTCGACAGCGTGATACCCATCCTTTCCGCGCGTTTCACGGCCCTGTCGGCCTCTCCATAGTGCCACCAGCGTGCGGCGGCAAGTTCTATCACCTTTTTGTCCGTTATGCCTTTCTCGGCGCAGAAATGGGCTATATCGGCGGAGCTGATATTATTAATCCGAAAAACCGAGATACGCCGAGCGAACGTCGTGTAGATATTGCTGTTATCCCGCACAGGATACCACCGATACGCGACGTTCGAGGACGACTCGTATGCCTTGCATTCGAGGCCCGCCAGCTTTCCGATCCGGTCGACCACCTGCGTAATACCCACCAGAACCACGCTCAGCAGGCCCTCCGTGGCCGTCTGCAAGTTTTTAAATTCTTTGAAAAACAGGCTCCTCGCCACCTCCGTTTCGTCGATAATCAACATCGGATTCGTGTCCGCTTTTTCTTCGACGAAGCGGATAATCGCATCCGTAAGCATCGATGTAGAGAAGCGTTTGCGCTTCCGGTCGAGCCGTATGCCCATCTCCGTAGCCACCGCCCGAAGAAATTGATTCCACGTGAGCGAAGTGCGGTCTATTTTGACATACCAGCAGCTCTCGTTCTCCTCCGCAAACTTGCGAAATACGACACTCTTACCGATGCCGCTATTGCCGAATACGAGCCTCATATCGCTCGCGGCCTTACCCGCCTTGGCGATATTCCACATTGTGTTGTATTGCCTCGTAAATACGAGGTTATCATCGCCAAAATAGTCCTTCAGACTGTCGTAAATCACGTTCAACAGTTTCACCGTGAACGCTTTTTTGTCGTTCAGAAGCTCCGAGATCGTTCCTTCCGAACGCCCCGTAATCCGCGCAATCTCCGCGGGTTTTTGATTCTTTTTGGTCATGAGGGCGACGATCTTATCGCGAAGCATCGCCTGTTGTGTTGTAATTTCAAATCTTTTCATATTAAATTGATTTTCTGTAAATTTCACCGGTATCAGGGTCTACGTATTCGCGGTACTCCGGCGTAGACTTATGTAATTCAAGCTCCTCGCTTGCTTTTTCTTCGATTTCTTCTTCGAGCAGCGCGCTCTTATCATAACGACCAGCGAAGACTCTGCGACGACCCGTTAGCATCTCCTCGCCGAGCTGCTCGATCGCATCCCGATCGTCGTGCCGCTCGATCGTTTGTTTTATGTCTTCGTTGAACGCCTTAGCCTGCTCTTTTACCCTGTACGAGAGCGCCATAAACTTGCCCAATTCGCCGCTTTCGTCGATATATCCGACGCGCGACTTAAGCCCCCACATCCCCACGTATGCGCCGTCGTTGTCGAACACCGCCGCGGGCTCTCCGCCCTCTAACACATACGCCGTCATCCGATTAGCCGCACTCGTGCGATCATCCAAGGGGATGCGGTTAAACAGTTCCGCGGCCGCCGCACGCTGTTCCGGCGTTTCGATTGCGGGGAAGTAAACATACTCAATGCCTTGATGCGCAAGCGCAAGGCCGTTGATGGTAAATTTCACCCTATGCGGGGTACCGCACAACGTACAGAGATTAATTCGATCCAACTTCGGCGTAGCACTCTCTTTCTCAGCCCATAATTCGTAAGGTGTTTTTCCGCACGGCTTACCTTCGAGCGTCTCTATTACATGCTCGTTCCAAGCATGTAAGCCCTCATACCGAAGCCATTGCATAATAAGAGATGCGCTCCGAGCCGTGCGCTTGCCTGCTGTTTCGCGCTTTTCCGAGGCCCGCGAGTTTATCCCGCGAGTCGTCCGGTTCTGCCCGCTGTAACCCTTTAGATAACGCGTTATGGCATTATCGAACTGATTAAACGAGCTTTCTATCAATTTTGCACGGGCGTTTCCGACGTTCGAGGGGTAGATTTTGATGCCGTTCTCCTCGCCCCACGCTTCCAGTTCCCGGAATGCCGGGCCACGGTCGCAGTGAATGATAGAAGGCTTATAGCCTGTTTCGCGAATACCCATCAAAATAGCCTCTTTCAAGGCCCAAAAAGGCTCGCGAACCCCGATCAGGGGAGCCACGCCCACCATCCGCATCGTCGCGGCGTCCAGCACCTTGATAACGTAGACATGCTGCTTAACTTTGCGCTTGTATTCAGCGTTCTCGTTGTGCGCGGTACCGTCGATTTCCCAGACAAGATTTTTCTGTGTCGGCAGATCGCGCGACACGGCTGGCGTTTTATGCAACATATATTGTATATCGTCTGTCTTTTCGAGGCTTGCGGCGTTCTTAATCGGCTTAAGAAGCTGATACAAACGTCCCTCTGTGGGCGGATTAAACCCGCCGTCCTCGCCGTCCGACCACCATCCGGCCCTGCGTCCATACGCAAGCCATTTATTGTAGACTTGCTGAACGCTCATATTTACGCCATTAAGGTAAAATGACACGGCGATTTTAAACTGTTCGTCCGTCACCTTACCTCCGTTCCGATTCGAGGCCCGCTTGATTTTTATAAGCTCTTCGGGCTTCTTTCCCGCGTCCATGGCCGACAATATACCGTCCAGCCACGCATTAAAACGGGTCTCAGACAGGGGTATTTTCACCTCCAAAACGATATTGGCCATCGCGGTAAGGAGATTCACGCGGAAACTCCGCAAAAGCAACCGCAGACGCTTCGCATCAGCTTCGCGTTGCTTAATATCCTGTATAAAATTGTATATCCACTCAACCAGCGCGCACTGCTTCGCATACCCTTTTACGCTCTCTGCGCTCAATCCCGCATCGAGATAAGCCCACGAGAACGCCGAATAATGCGTGCGCATATACGACTCGATTGTCGCACGAACGAAAGGTTCGCTAATAACCAGCGAATCAGCCGTAAATTCGACGGCCAGAGGCGTACAATCCTCGCCCACCGCGTCCACGGCAAGCAATTGCTGTTCATAGCCCGAGGTCAGCGTCGCAAAAGCCGCTCGAACTTTCCGACGCGTCACATCCGTCAAACTATCAAGCAACACCCAGCGACCTTGATTCAGTACGATCTCTTCCAGCCGCCGACGACTCTTTTGACTCCGATATGAGACCTCTGTAAAGATGCCTCCTTTGATTAGCGCGTCTTTGCTAATCAACTGCCTTCTTACTTCATCCGTCATAAACACTTGTCTGTCCATGCTTTTTCTTTTTTTGTCCGGCAGGGGGACTCGAACCCCCTCGAAAACCGTTGCCGGAGTGCCCTCGTATCGCGAGCAGCGTATCGCAACTAAACAACCATGTGCGCCTTCATCGCGGGTCTGACGGCAGAAGACGCAAGAGCCGTCAGACCATCCGCTCTCCAACTCAAAAAGATTTTATTCGTCTTCTTCGAGCTTCTCTTCAATAAATTCGATCGCCTTATCGTAATCGAGCTCCCACTCCATCCACGCTTTCAGGATTTCTCCTGTATCGTCGTCTCTAAGAGTGTGCGGTTTTAAGCTATACAGCTGATTCAACTCTTTTTCAGCAACAAAAATTTGTTCTTTGCCTTGATCTACACAAATGCCCAACCTCCGAGCATCTTCTTCGTCGACAATCAATACGAGTTCCCTTTCAAAAACCCTCGCAACGATGCCATCCATCAGTTCTATGAGCAGATTGCATCCAGCGAACTGTCTAATCTCATCGATATGCTTTGTTCCTAAATACATAAGAGGCATATCAACCATACATGTCAAATTCACCTCGCGCTTAAAAACAACTTTCAATTCCATGTTCCTATTGATTAATCGTTTATTACTACTTTCTCTTTGCTTCTACACCCTGTATACTCCGAATCGCCTCAATCAGCTCCCGATGTTCCCGCTGCCGTATTTTCGCGCAATGCTTGCAATTCCCTTTGTGAGTCAGAACGTTGCCGCTCTGAATCATGCGTGTTAACAAATACTCGCATGAATCAATCCGCACCTCGTAAACAGTCATCCCACCGCCGAACGGCCCGGGATCAATAACACCCTTTCTCATCATTTTTATTTCCTGCGAAACTCCGTACGCAGAAAAAACAAATACAGATAACATCACTAATACCAACTTTTTCATATTCCTATGCACTAATTCCGTGTCGTGCGCAACCAAACCTAATTATATACTATTTATCTTATCACAAACTTTTCTCCACTTCTCCCGATCCCGTGCCACCAGAAGCCCCGATACGAGCAGATTTACGACCAACCCGACGATAACCCACAATTCGCAATCGTCCGTCGGATTGCATATAGCAATCGAAACACACAGCCACATCGCTTTCAGCCACATCCCCAGCGTCACACCCGGAAAGAAACCGAGCAATAATCTCAGTGCTTTCATACCTTTTCATCTTGTTTTTCGTTCTTCTTCCGATTCTTGTATATCTCAAGAGCAACTTCGATAAAGTTTCCGAGCATAATAAAAAGAGCTGCACAACAAAAGAGCGCGCCCAAAAGCGCAACAGGCTGTTTCACCGCAATCTCCACCACGCATACGACGAGCGTCACACATGCGACGATGCAGAGAGCCGCACCTAACACCATCCACGCCAAATCCCATTTATTCGCTTTCATGTTCTCTAATCCTTTCTTCCACCATACTGCGCGTCATAAAGTGCGCAGTATTACAATGTGGCATCTTGAATACATACGAGTTAATCGTAGGATAAGCATATTCAAGAATATGCACACTCCCGTCTTTCCGGACATACTCGTACTTCTTTCCTTTCACTAATTTTTTTGCATCCATGATATTTTACTTTGAAACTTCCACTTCCACGCCGCCATATTGTTGTATTGCGACGTGTCTTATTTTTTTCGCAAGAGGAGTCCTTTTACGCCCCTGTACCGCCAAAGAAACCATCTTCGTGCAGCACCCGAGAGAGCGTGCAATCTTTTCTCTCGTTCCAATCGCCAGCCCGGCGACAATTACTCTTTTTTCACTCATATTCCTTCATTTTAAAAATTAATTCTTATTTTTGAGCGCCATTCCCTCAACGAATGACAACGCAAAGTAAATGACTATTTTCATTTCATGCAAATTTTTTGATGACAAAATTCATTATTTCTTTATGAAAGCAATAGAGCGATTGTATACATACTTAAAACACAAAGGGATAAAACCTACAAATTTTGAAAGAAATATAGGTCTGTCAAGTGGTTATTTAAGCACACAGAAGAAAAGAAATGCCGACATGGGCGAATCTGTACTTATTAAAATAAATGACAATTGTCGAGATTTAAACCTCGAATGGCTCCTGACAGGAGTCGATCCTATGATAAAAGAACAAGAAAAAGGAGGGGTATATCAATCAATATCGGGAAATAACAACATGCAGTCCGGACATGGCTCAAAAAACGATCAAAATGTAGGCATAAGCACTGACATCATAAAAGAAATAGAAAATCTTAAGAATCAAGTTTCAAACAAAGATAAAATTATAGAAGCACTGATGAAGCAAAACGAAAAACTAATAAACAAGCTAACAGAATAA